GATGTTTTGTTTCGCCCTAAACGTAGCACTCTAACTTCTCGTAAAGAAGTAGAGCTTCATAGAGATTTTCAATTTAAAAATAGCAAACGATTCTATCGTGGTTTGCCAATCATGGCAGCTAACATGGATGGTGTTGGCACATTTACTATGGCTGAAAAACTCGCGAAGCAAGGATTGTTTACTTGTTTGGTTAAACACTATTCGATTGAATATTTGCAAGAATGGATTTTTACTATTGGTGGTAATATTAATGATCACTGGGCTTACAGTTTAGGTATTACTGAAGCTGATATAGAAAAGTTTGATATTGTTTATAAACTAACAGTTGATCCGGATGGTACCAATAGCAGTATCAAGTTTGTTTGCATCGATGTTGCCAATGGCTATACTGAACGCTTTATTGCTTTTGTAAAACAATTTAGAAACAAATATCCTGATCTTGTTATCATTGCAGGTAACGTTGTAACGGGCGATATTACAGAGGAGTTGATTCTTGCAGGTGCTGATATTGTCAAAGTGGGTATTGGTCCTGGCAGCGTATGCACTACCCGCATTAAAACTGGTGTGGGCTATCCGCAACTCTCGGCAATCATCGAATGCGCAGACGCTGCTCATGGTCTTGGCGGTCATATTATCGCTGACGGTGGCTGTACTAGCAGTGGCGACGTTGCTAAAGCTTTTGGCGCTGGCGCTGACTTTGTAATGCTCGGTGGTATGTTAGCTGGCCACGATGAAGGTGGTGGTGAAATAATTGAACGAGAATATAAAACAGATCGTGTTTTCAGTATGACTAATGTTCCTATTTACGAACGAAAACAATTTGTTAAATTTTATGGCATGAGTTCACAAGCTGCTAATGAAAAACATTTTGGTGGTCTTAAAGATTATCGTGCATCAGAAGGTCGCGAAGTTTATATCAAATACAAAGGATTTGTTTCTGATACAGTTCAAGATATCCTAGGTGGTTTGCGTTCAACCTGCACTTATGTTGGTGCATCTAAGTTGAAACACCTAAGTAAGTGTACTACGTTTGTTCGCGTAACACAGCAATATAACGGAGTGTTTGAGAAGTAATTTGGAGAGTTGGCAGAGTGGCCGATCGCAGTCGTTTGCTAAATGACCGAACCTTAATCGGTTCCGTGAGTTCGAATCTCACACTCTCCGCCATAATACGGGTGATTAGCTCAGTTGGTAGTAGCGTCTGTTTTACACGCAGAATGTCGGGAGTTCGAGTCTCTCATCACCCACCAATTTTTAAAATGGAGAAGTATAATGACAGTTTGGATGATGATATTAGTTGCAGTTAGTAGCGACATGTCACAAGTGCATGCAAAAATTAATTTGCCGACTGAATACAAATATAACACTGAACAGATATGCAAAGAAGCCGCTGACAATATGGCTGTTAGCGTTCAAGAAAAACTTGGTTCTAATAATTTCAAAGTTTTCTGGGATTGTCAGCCTATTACTGAAGAAGAATTTAATAAGGCATTGCCACCAAGAATTTAATAATTGGGGATTGGTGAAACTGGTATCACGCCTGACTCTGACTCAGGTATCCGAGGTTCGAACCCTTGATCCCCAGCTAATTAAGGCATGAATAACTCTTTTACTTTATCAATGTATTTCGAACGCTCCATGACGAAAGTCTGGGGCGTTTTTTCATCATCCACTGCTATAATGATAACGATTTGAGGAACTGCTATTTGATACGTCCATTCAAACATCATAGAATAGATTGTCGCTTGAAGAAAGTAATTTTGAATCCATTCTTCTTTCTTAATCTTCCTAGAAGTTTTAAAGTCAACGATTGATAGCTTACCATCATATTCTGCTACTAGATCGGTTCTACCTGCACATCCTAATGGTTTAGAATATAAAGGTAACTCAACGCCTAATACGTTTCCGATATGTTCGTCTAGAACAGGCTGTATCACTTTAAATGTTTCGACGTTGATAGGCATCTCTTTTTTGAAATGCTCAGTCATATCTTCATTGAGAATATATTTTTCTGCTAGGTTATGAATAGATGTGCCACGACGTGCGGCTTGAGTAGAGATACGATTAGCTTCTTCCTCGCCAACCTTTTTTCTCCACTCAAGCAACGCTGTCTTATCTAACTTTTCGCTTAGTAATGTAGTGACAGATTTAAGTTTTGTTACCCCGTCGGGGAGAACATAATGACGTTGGCCATTAATGTTCTCCGTTGTTAATTCGACAAAGGGTACAAATGTGTGTTTAAATAATTTACGCGACAATCCCCAATTTATCCTTTGTGATAATATAGTCTTTGACCATAGAAGAACGAACAATATCATTCTCGTCAAAGTCAACAAAATAAAATGATTTCATACGCTGAATAATACGCATAAAATTCTTCAACCCGTCTTTATCATGATCTTTAATGAAATCTGATTGACGGAAATCTCCACAGAACATAATACGACAGTTTTTACCAACACGTGTAATAACTGAATCTAATTCATGTAATGTTAGGTTAGCAATTTCATCAACGATAATAATACAATCGTTGAGGGTTATACCGCGAATAAAGGAAGTGCTGATAAATTCAACAACACCTTTATTCTTTAAGTATTCATATGCATCACCGCGACCAAAGAGCTCGGTGCAGATCGCATAATATGGCGCTTCATACACTCGAGCTTTTTCTTTTGAGTTACCTGGGAGAAACCCCATATCTCTAGTAGGCACAACACTTCTTACAATAATAACCTTTTTGTATTGACTATCAGGCGCAAGTACTTGTTTCAAAGCAAAGTAAAGAGATAGAAAACTCTTACCAGTTCCTGCTATTCCATGAAGCATTAGGTTCTTACCATTGTTATATGCTTCAAATGAAAGTTTTTGATTTTCTGTTAAAGGTTCAATATGCTTTAGATGAAAATTAATTTTTACTTGATTATTTTCTTCTTGACCATTTTGACGAAGGATTCTTTTTTCTTTTCTTGTTAGTCTTTTATTATTATCCATTTTGTCCTTCTTAGAATGTGTTAACAGTGCTTCTACTAATACCTTTGCTATGTTCCTTTTTTATATTCTTGAGTAGGTCACGGAAATTTGCATCGGGCTTCGCCATTCCTCTTCCAGAATGAATAAGGGGAGCTCCGTTTACTAATTGAGTTATGTTAGGATTCTCATTTAAATAATTACCTAGTGCCGAAATTGACATAAAATCGTCAAACTCTTCACCAGTGTCATTATTTAAGAATCTATATGTGGGCATGTTTATCTCCTGTAATAGTCTTCGTCGTCCCACTCATCTTCATCATTTTCTAAATCTAATAGTTCGTTAACATTTTTAGTTTTGAGAGCATGCTGAATACGTTTCTCATGGTTACGATTCTTTTCTTCTCTCAAACGACGGAGATTAATATCCTCTCCATCATAGTATTCCCGTTCAATTACACGAAAATTCTTTTTAGACTTGCTCATGCTGATATTAACCCTGGAAGTGCCTCTACTACGTGTTGAAGGGTGATGCCTTTAATAGGCTTCTTATCTTTAATGGTGCAGAGAAGTTCTGCATCCTTTGGTGCTACTCTTTCGAGTAATTCTATGAACATAGTTTCTCTTTTTGTTTGAGGAAGATTGTCATAAAATCCTTTGATGTAATAGCGAAGCTTGTCGCATTCTTTGATCAATACATGTTCTTGATCTAGAAGCTCATTTGGCTTATATGGGGGTGTGCCTTCTGGCAACAACCATTTAACCCCTGGATCATATGTTGCTTGCATAATAATCCTAAGCGGCAAACTATCGTTATGCTTTAGTGCGTTAACTTTTTCTTGAGTCTTTTTAAGTTTTCCAACTTTTTCTAAGAACTCGCCTAATCCAATTACCATTTAGAACTCCGAAATATTTTCCATTAAGTTTTTCAATTTATTTGCGATAAAGTAATTCAAAAGCTTCGAGCGATCTCGCCCTGCTTGTGCATCATATTGTTCAATGACCTTAGTGCGAATTTCTTTTGGTGTAAAACTAAGATCGATTAGTTGTTGATTACGGCTATAGTTTCTTGCTATAAGCGTATCATATTTAGATAGATCAAGCTTCATGAACATATCAATTTTCTTTGATGTCAATGG